GATTATGTCTGTTACTGGTCATCAAAACATATCTTCATTGGGGCCATACCAAAAACATACGTTCTCTTCTGCTAAATCAGCACTAGACAGGAGAAATAATAGTGGGTAGAGTGATACGAGAGTTTACAAATGACGAAAAGAAACGTGCATTAAAACGTGCAGAAATAAATAACAATGATCGGAGACAGCAAATGATTAAAGCAACATACATAGATCATATGGGTACTGACCTATCAGTGGTGAACGCAGCACGAGTTAGCTTTAATAAGACAAGCATCTGGGAGCTTACTGATTGGCGTGACAGTGATGACTACGCTAGAAAAGAAGTACTAAGCGAGGCTGACACCAAGCTAATCAACTACCTAGCCAAGCATAAACATACCTCACCCTTTGGTCATTGCTTCGTATCCTTCCACATCAAAGCGCCTGTGTTTGTAGCACGACAGCTAGTCAAGCATAAGTTTCTACGTTGGAATGAAATCAGCCGTAGATATGTGAGCGATACCCCAGAGTTTTATCGCCCAGAGATATGGCGTGGTAAAGCACAGGATAAGAAGCAAGGCAGTGGCCCAGCGTTAGAGGATCAAGATGTACACATTGGTACAACACAACGTATAGTTGCTATGTTGTATGAGAGCCTGTTAAAGAAGGGAGTATGTGAGGAACAAGCACGAATGGTGTTGCCACAAAACACCATGACTGAATGGTACTGGTCTGGATCACTTGACGCCTTTGCAGATATGTGTAATCTTAGGACAAAGAGTGATACACAATGGGAGACACGGGACATAGCGTTTCAAATAGATGTAGAAATGCAGAAGCTATACCCTATATCGTGGTTAGCTTTAACGAAAGGAATACAATAGATGGCAAATGATACACCACACTCACCCTGCCCCTATGAAGAATGTGCATCATCAGATGCATTCAATTGGAACGATGGTGGCTATGGGTTTTGTCACTCATGCCATCAATCATACCCAACAAAAAATATGCCAGCTACTTTTGGCTGGGCTAAAGAGGAGTACCCATTGAAAGATAATAGACAACCACAAGTTATACCTGTTGAGGGTGTCAAGTATACTGGCATCAGAAGCATAGACCCTGATGTATGTAAGCTGTATGGTATTCAGATACAGACAGGCCCAAATGGTGAGGACGTAAGGTATGCATTCAAGTATCCTCATACAACTAAGTACCGTATGTGTAATGATAAGTCTAAGTCATGGGTAAAAGATCGTGGCCTTGGTATGAACCATTTGTTTGGCCCAGAGTTTAATGCTGGTACTGGTAAGCGTATCTATATAACTGAGGGTGAGTTTGATGCGGCTAGTTTGTATCAGATACTAGGCAAGACATTCCCTGTTAAGTCTTTGCCATCATCATCCATTGGCGAGAAGTTTATTAAGAACAATATGAAGTACCTGTCTTCCTTTAGAGAGGTTGTGTATGCTGGTGAGCTTGATGATCCGGGCCGTAGGGCTGCTAACAAATTGTATCAGGCATTCCCTGAGAAGTTTTACTTTGTACCTATGACAGAGTTCAAGGATGCCAATGAGTTTCTTGAGAAGGGTAAGGCTACCAGCCTAATGTGGGCAGCTAAGTCACCTCAACGGTACTCACCTGAGAACTTCTTCTGTTCTGCTGATGACTTCTCTCATGCACTACGCAATGAAAGTCCTTATGAATATGTATCAACAGGTCATGCAGGTCTTGACGAGAAGATCAGGGGCATGGTCAAGGGTGGGCTGACCTTTATCAAAGCACCCCGTGGTACAGGTAAGACAGAGGTGATACGATACTTTGAGACAGGCTTACTTAAAGACCCTGAGATAAAGATAGCATTGCTGCACATGGAAGAGATGAAGTCTACAACACTACGTGCTATGGCAACCTATCAACTAGGCTGTAACGTCAGGACAAAAGAAGATGCAGACAATAACAATGTAACACTTGATCAAGTAGAGGAGGCAGCAAAGGCAGCAGCAGATGCTAACAACAACAGGACAATCATCTTTGAGATGATGTCACACGATGACCCCTTGAAGCTGCTAGATTATACTAGGTTGGCAGTGTCAGCTTACGGTGCTGACTATGTGTTTGTTGATCACGTTCAACGTCTAGCCTACCTATCTAACTCTGGCGTTGATGGTGCTACTAGTACTCTTACTACATTAGGATCACGTATGGCTCAACTTGCCAAAGAGTTAAACATTGGGGTCATCTTTATCTCACAGGTTAATGATGATGGTAGAACTAAGTATGCTGCATCCCTTGAAGAAGAGGCAATCATCTGTATTAAGATAGAACGTAATGCAGAAAGCGAAGATGAAGTAGAACAGAACACCACCAACTTTATCGTAGATAAGAACAGACCATTCGCTAAGTTAGGTAACGCTGGTTCGGTCTACTATGATCCAGTGACTACCATACTTAGGGAGGACATGCTCTCAGAGGAGTACAAAGCGGCATGATATTGTTTGATGTAGAAGCAGATGGCCTATTCAAACAGGCTACTAAGATACACTGCCTATCCTACACCAGTGACGGTAAGGAAATAAAAAGCCTTACCGACTACAACGATATGCGAAATCTTTTACTCAAAGAGAATGTATTGATAGGCCACAACATAACACGTTATGATATACCTTTATTAAATAAGTTATTAGGTATTAAGATTAAAGCAAAACTTTATGACACACTTGCTATGTCATGGGTTATCAATACTAATAGACCTAAACATGGGCTGGAGTCTTTTGGAGAAGACTTCGGCATACCTAAACCTGTGGTAACTGATTGGGTATCAGGGGATGTTCAAGTATACATCCATCGTTGTGAAGAAGATGTTAAAATAAACTGGAGGCTTTGGTCTAACTTGATCCAGAGATTTATGATGGTGTATAAAGATAAAGAAAACTTAGATAAGTATTTTAGATACCTATCATTTAAAATGAGGTGTGCATTCACCGCTGAATTTTTTGGTTGGAAGCTTGATAAAGAACTTGCACAAGATTGTGTAAACAAACTTGAGTTACAACAGAAAGAAAAGATTGATGAGTTAAAGACAGTGATGCCAATGCGTACCTTGTTTAGGAAGAAGAGGAAGCCAAGCGTAATGTATAAAAATAATGGTACATTATCTAAGCGAGGCATAGAGTGGAGAGAATTACTGCAAGAGAATATGCATCCCTCTGACTATATCGGCGAAATAGAAATCATAAAGGGTGTTGAAGAACCTAACCCTAAGTCAAGCGATCAGGTAAAGTCTTGGTTGTTCTCACTTAATTGGAAGCCTTGTACATACAAGTACGATAAAGACAAGGATGGTAAAGATAAAAAGATACCACAGGTACGTAAGAATGGTGACCTAACTGAGTCAGTTAAGCTGCTTATAGGTAACAATCCACATGTAAAAGTTCTTGATGGCTTGACTGTTATACAGCATAGGCTAGGTATCTTTAAAGGTTTCTTAGAGTGTGAGGTTAATGGTTATGTTGAGGCAGGTATTGAAGGTCTTACTAATACACTTAGGTTTAAACATAGAAAACCTTTGTGTAACCTTCCGGGAATTGATAAACCTTGGGGTAAAGAAGTACGAGGGTGCTTAGTATCACCAGATAAAAATTCTGTTTTATGCGGTGCTGATATGACATCACTTGAGGACACAACTAAGAGGCACTACATGCAACCCTATGACCCTAAGTATGTACAAGATATGTCACAAGAGGGATTTGATCCACACCTTGACCTTGCTAGACATGCTGGTGCTGTTACTCAGGATCAGATCAACAAGCATAACTCAGGAGAAGTTTCTCTCAAGTCTTTGCGTAAGAATTATAAGGTAGTAAATTACTCTGCTACCTACGGTGTTGGTGCAGCTAAGTTATCTAGGGAGACAGGCATGACAGTACCAGAAGCGAAGAGACTTCTTGATGCATATTGGGAAAGGAATTGGTCTGTCGCACAGTTTGCAAGCGACAACCTAAAGAGAGTTAAAACAATAGCGGGACAGATGTGGGTACAAAATCCTGTCAGTAAGTTCTGGCACACTCTTAGGTATGAGAAGGATGTATTCTCTACCCTCAATCAATCAACTGGTGCTTATTGTTTTGATAAGTGGATGGCTTACTACCTACAGGATAGCCCCAATATCATTGGTCAGTTCCACGATGAATCAATTAATGTCGTTAAGAAAGGACAAGAAGAAGAACACAAGACACTACTTGTATCAGCAATAGGTAAACTAAATAAGGAGTTGAAGCTCAATGTAGAATTAGGTATTGATGTGCAGTTCGGAAATAAATATTCTGAGATACACTAATAAGGTCTTGCATGTGCTTTTTATTACATGCTACACTTAACATCTTAACATTATAGGAGTTGTCTAACATGGCAAAAATTACAGTAACAGGTTTAGCACAATGGGCTAAAGTATTTGAAGAGAACCGTGACCTCTTGGGTTATCAAGGGCAGTGGGCAGAGACAGACGGACGATGCTCAATTGAAATGGTTGTTGATGAAGATAATGCCAAACGCATTACTGCTTCAGGTTGTATGAGTAAAGGTAAGCCAGACCCAGAAGGTCGGGGTAATATCTTTAAGTTTAATCGTAAGTTCTCTACCCCAAATGATTGGGATGGTGATGCACCTGTAGTCTATAAAGCAGACGGTACTAAGTGGAACTATGAGGCTGATGGTACTATCGGCAATGGTTCAGAGGTTCTTATAGAATTAGATGTCTATAAGAATAAAGGTTATGCCACATACACTACTCGACTAGAGCGTGTGAAGATCATCAACCTTGTTGAGTACAGTGCTGGTGCTGGAGGAGCTAACGATCCATTCACTGCTAATGTAGCATCCTCTGATGCACCTGTGGTTGCTGCTCAGTCTCTTGGTACAGCGGTAGACACTTACGATGACATCCCTTTCTAGTGTAAGGCTTAGTGGTGTAGATATTGTATTTTATCTACACCAAAATTTTATTTAGGAGTTGCAATGAAAAAAATAGCAAACATTTCTAATAAAGAATATCATTCAATGGATGGTATATCTTCTAGTGCTGTTAAGACAGTCTATAAAAAGTCTTTAGCTCACTGGAAAGGGCAGAAGATTGTTCAGTCAGCAGCATTTGCAATGGGTAATGCTGTTCATGCAAACCTATTAGAAGCAGAAAGAAATCTAGTAGTCAAAGGCCCAAAGACTAAAACCACTGCCTCTTTTAAAACTATGAAAGAAGCTTTGACCGAAGACCAAGTCTTACTGACTGAGGTAGAGTTCAATGTGGCCAGTCGTATAACTCAAGGGGCATTAGATAATCCTGTCTGCGCTAAGATTTTGAATGACCCTGACAGGTTAAACGAGATTAGTATTTTTGCAGAAGACCCTATATCAAAACTTATGCTTAAAACAAGACCTGACTTAATGCTTGAGTCTAAAAAAACTGTGTATGATGTAAAGACTACACAAGATGCTAGCCCAAAAGGTTTCTTAAATGAGTGTGTAAAGTACGGTTACTTTTTGCAAGGTGCGCATTACGTTTATACTTGTCAGCTTGCAGGGTATGATGTGAATGAATTTGCATTTATTGCTTGTGAGAAAGCAAACCCTTACCTTTCCCATTTGCATTTGATGGGTCCAGAAGTTATGGCTTGGGCTACTACAGAGCTACACAAAACTCTAGCTGTTATTGCAGAAGCAGAAAAGTATTGGCGATATGATACAGGTTGGGGTGATTATACTGTGATGCAAAAGCCTTCATGGATATAAACAAACACGACTAAAGCAAAAAGGTAGAGGAGTTAATAGATTGAGTAAGCAAGGTAAACAAAAGGGAAGGTTGGGGCAACAAGAGATTAGGGACTGTCTACTAGAGACTTTCCCTGAGCTTGAGCCTGATGATGTTAAGTCTACAATTATGGGAGACACTGGTGCTGATGTACAGTTATCACCTAAAGCACAAAAGATTATACCCATATCTATAGAAGTTAAACGTAGGAAGTCAGGATTAAAAACAGTCTACGGTTGGATGGATCAAGCTACTAACCACAGCAAAGGCCCACCAGTTGTCTTCTATAGATCAGACAGACAACCTTGGTTGGTTGTAGTAAACTTGCAGCATTACTTATCTCTATTGAGAGGATACAAAACTGATGACCTACCACTCAGACCTAAGAAAACCCAACCATAAGATATGGAGTGTCATAGAGGGGCCAATACATTCTAATGACATAGATGAAGACGAAGATGATATGTACATAAACCTATGTAAGGTAGAGATAGATGGTAAGATACAGCACATTGAATACTACTTTAAAACTAGGGACGATGCATATGAGATGGTCAAATACTTTCTAACAAGTATTGATCCAATTGAAATTGAGCATGATGATGATTGACATTGCGTTCTTTATGAGTATAACTGGGGACTTTAACTTTGGAGTATGAGCTTAACTTGAGAATAAAGGTAGATAAAAATGCCAACTTCTTAGAGGTAGATATAGATGATCACTCTGAGATACTACAGGAACTAACACTTAACGCTATGTATGACATAGATGATATAACAATTGATCAATGTGAGGTGATTAAACATGACTAAAGTTACAATTGATGAGGCAGAGTATGATACTGATACCTTTGATGAAGAGCAGAATAATTTACTGCATCAGCTACAAAACAATCAAAACGTTTCGGCTCAAGTACAGTACCAATTACATGCCTTACAAGTATTAAAAGATTTACTGTCAAAAAAACTAAGGAAGTTGCTAGATGCTAACGGATGAAAACATAGAAACCTATGACGGATATACAGATTTTGTAGAGGGTAAAATTATTACTGACCCTTCAGACCGCCTAATGGAAAACATCCTTGGTCTTTGTGAAGAAGCAGGGGAGCTTGCGGGTAAGATAAAGAGGATGTACAGAGACAAAGAATTTAATAGAGAGGATATACTTAATGAGTGTGGTGATGTATACTTCTATAATACTTCTATTGCCAGTTACTTTGGCAGCAGTTTAACACAGGTAATTAATATTAATATGAATAAATTAAATGATCGTGAAGCACGTGGTGTTCTTAAAGGAAGTGGAGACAAGCGATGAAAGATAACTATCTACCTACTGACTATCAAACTTTTATTGCAACGAGTCGCTATGCTCGTTGGCTAGAAGATAAGGGACGCAGAGAAACATGGGGTGAAACTGTTGAACGTTATATGGATAACATCATCAAGCCTATACTAAAAGATGCAACCAAAGATATCAACTTAATACGTGATAGCATACTTGGACTTCAAGTTATGCCTTCTATGCGATCAATGATGACAGCTGGTAAAGCTGCACAGCGTGATAACACTTGTATGTATAACTGTAGTTACCTACCTGTTGATGACATGAAATCATTTGATGAAGCTATGTTCGTCTTGTTGTGTGGTACTGGTGTTGGCTTCAGTGTTGAGCGCCAGTTCATCAGTAAGCTTCCAGATGTGCCAAAGCTCTTTGAGAGCGAGACTACTGTAGTCATCAGGGATAGTAAGGAAGGTTGGGCTAAGGGTCTTCGTCAAGTGTTGGCACTCCTGTGGGCTGGTGAAATCCCTAAGTGGGATACAAGTAAGGTTCGTCCTTCTGGTGCAAGACTAAAGACATTTGGAGGTAGAGCTAGTGGCCCTGCACCTTTAATTGATTTGTTTAACTTCGCTGTTACTACATTCAAACAAGCACAACCTCAGTCTGATGGTGGTAAAGGCCGTAAGCTATCTAGTATTGAGTGTCACGATCTTATGTGTAAGATTGGTGAGGTGGTAGTAGTTGGTGGTGTTCGCCGTAGTGCTATGATCTCATTGAGTAATCTATCAGATGATCGTATGCGTCATGCTAAGTCAGGTGCATGGTGGGAGAATGCAGTACATCGTGCATTAGCAAACAACTCTGTGTCGTACACTGAGAAGCCTGACAGTATGGCATTCATGCGTGAGTGGACATCCTTAATGGAGAGTGGCAGTGGTGAACGAGGTATCTTTAATCGTCAAGCCAGTATAAAACAAGCAGGTAAGAATGGTAGGCGTGATACTAATTATGAGTTCGGAACAAATCCATGTTCGGAGATAATTTTGCGACCAAACGAATTTTGTAATTTATCCGAGGTAGTTATACGATCAACTGATAACCTAAAAGACATTGAGGAAAAAGTTCGTATCGCTACCATCTTGGGTACTGTACAAAGTACTTACACTAACTTCCCTTACCTACGTAAGATTTGGCAGACAAACACAGAAGCAGAACGTTTGCTAGGTGTATCTCTTACAGGTATCATGGATAATCCATTGATGACCTTGAGCAACAAGGGACTATCACAAACATTGGAGCATCTAAAACATGTTGCAGTTGCTACTAACGCTGAGTGGGCTGAACGCCTTGGTATCCCTGTGTCTGCTGCTATCAGCTGTGTTAAACCTTCAGGCACGGTTTCACAACTGGTTAATTCAAGCAGCGGGATACATGCTCGTCACTCACCCTATTATATTCGCACTGTTCGTGGTGATAATAAAGACCCACTAACACAGTTTATGAAGGATCAGGGTATACCTAGTCAGCCTGATGTAACTAAGCCAGACTCAACCACAGTGTTTAGCTTCCCTATGAAGTCACCTAATGGTGCAATACACACTGCTGACATGTCTGCTATTAAACAGCTAGAGATGTGGTTAGCTTATCAACGATCATGGTGTGAGCATAAGCCATCAGTAACTATCAATGTTAAAAACTGTGAGTGGATTGAAGTAGGTGCGTTTGTTTACAAACACTTTGATGAGATGTCTGGTGTATCTTTCTTACCATTCAATGAGCATACATATCAGCAAGCACCTTATCAGGATTGTTCTAAGACAGACTATAAGACTTTACTATCCTGTATGCCTAAATCAATTAAGTGGGAAATGCTTTCAGAGTATGAGGCGGAAGACAATACCTCTGGTATGCAGACACTAGCATGTAGCGGTGATGTCTGTGAGTTAGTGGATATCGTCTGATGCAATTAGAAATGTTTGAAAATATAAAGGTTCATTTTGAGGGGGGTCTTGAGTGTAATAACTGTGGCGTCACGCAACCAGTAGAAAACTTTCAACATATGCTATCAGGAGAAATCAAAAGAAAGTGTAGAACTTGTGCGAGAAACCAATCAAGTCTGATCAAACACTTGAAGACTATACATACCTACCCAGATGATGATTACGTATGCCCTATATGTACTAGGGATATGGAAGAGATATCTAGGAAGGGACAAAAGAGACTTCAGAATTGGGTGCTTGATCACTGTCACGATACCGAAACCTACAGAGGTTGGGTATGTCATCACTGCAACGTGGGTCTGGGAGCTTTCTCAGACTCATCTAACAGAGTAAGCAATGCCTACGAATACTTAATGAAACATGAAACCAAACTAAATGAAGGAAAATAAAATGGCAGTAAGAAAACATTTTAACAAGTCTTTATATAAAAAATATGATGCTATTGCTAAAGATACTTTGATCTCCTTACTTGAGGTCAAAGGGCATACCATCGTTAACAGTGAGGAAGATTACTACGCTGATGTAGTATCTCAGAAGGATGACTACACCTACTTCAATGAGGCAGAGGTTAAGTCTCAGTGGGTGGGGGACTGGCCTACACATTGGTCAGAGATAAGGATACCAGAAAGGAAGCAAAGACTGTTAGATAAATACGAAGGATCAAATGGGGTGTTAAACTTTTATGTCTTCCGTAATGATATGAAACAAGTGTGGCGTATTAAAGACACATGTCTTACAAAAGAAAGTCTTAGTGAGGCACAGGGTAGACGAATTAAAAAAGGTGAGTTATTCTTTCACATCCCTTACACTAATGCGGAGTTAATTAACTTATGATTAAACCATCAAGAATGCCAGACGAAACTCTTTCAGAGAATTATAATTCTGTTAGTAAACCTTTTCATTATAACACAGGTAACATAGAATGCATAGACTATATTAAACAGGTACTAGGCAATGAAGGTTTCATTGCTTACTGCCAAGGCAATATGATTAAGTATCAACACCGACACAGGTACAAACAAAAACCAGTTGAAGATATGGAGAAAGCAGAATGGTACATGAATAAGATGATGCAAACAATGAAGGAGGTACACAAGTGAATCCCTATGATGAAGGTCAGAAATCATTTAAGTTGGGTAAGTTAGGCAACCCTTACTCTATAAATAGTAACAACAACAGAAGCTGGGAGTATGGATTTAATACTGCATACTTCTCTAACTTAAAAAAAGTAAGTGACAATGAGCAAAGAATTAGAGAACGAAGCAAAAAAGTATACGCAAAAGAAGCGAACACCTAAAACAGTTAAGCCCCTTACTTCTAGGCGGTATCTAGCAGGGCAAGCCCTTGCTGGATTACTACCTAATAGTAGGGGGCTTACTCAGATGTCTGAAATAAAAAGAGCAGCATATGAGTGGGCAGACTATATGTTAGATGATGACTAGTCGTACCTCTGCCTATTTGTATTCATCTTCATATCTTTTTTGAAGTCATACTTAGGTATATAAGCCATGATACGCTGGCGTCTATTGATTTCATCTACAATAGACCCAGCGTTTTCTATATATTCTTTGGAGGTTTTTGCGCCTTCAAATTGATTAGGATAGAACTGTACAATTTTATCTAGGCTTCCATAAGCCCTGTGAAAAATAGCGCCCTGCAATTCATATTGATTTCTAACGTAACCTATTACTTTCTTTTTATCCTCAGGGTTTTGTAATGCGTCATCAAGCGCAGCTGTAACACCTTCTACCTTTTCTCTTACTTCTTCATTAATAAAATTTTCCAGTGCCTGTCTTTTTTTTGTGTAATCGTACCCTAATTCATCGTATGTTCTTCCACCATAAGTTTCCCCATCTAATCTATAAGTAGATTTCCAAGCCTTAAATAAGTTGGGCAGTTTCTGAGATAAAAGATACCTTGCCTGATACTGCACAGAAGGATTAGGTACTTGCTTATCGCCAAACATCTTATAGTCTTGAAGGCCAAGCAGAGTCATCTCTTGCTGAATAAGACTACTAGGCGGCTCCTCAACAGCACCAAAGCTTTTTGTCATGGGGTTCCAAGAGCCTACAGGATTAGTGTTAAATGGTGTATACAATTTAAAATCAAAGCCTTTACTTTTACCCTTAGCCCATGACTGAGTGTAGCTAAACATAGGTGTGTCAGCAAAAAATCTTGTAGCTTGCATT